AATTGAGACATAACGGACAGCCATCACTGACTCAGGCAGTCAGCAACTGCGACAAACGAGCCATTGGCTCAAGTGGTGGGTTTGGCTATAAATCGTTAAATTCAAACATAGAAATAGCGCTTATGGAAAGTGCTATATTTGCTTATTGGAGCGCTGAAAAGACAAAAGAAAGAAGAAAACAGGTTATTAGTTACTAACCTGTTTTATATTACGCAACTATGCGGATTGAAAATAGGGAAAGGAGACATTAGAAATGTCAGAAGAATTTAAAGCTATTGAAACACAGGAGCAGTTAGACGCTATCCTTAAGGAGCGTTTAGCTCGCCAGAAGGAAAGCATCGAAAAGAATTTCGCCGATTATGAACAGCTGAAGAAAAAAGTAGGCGATCTTGAAAGTGCAAACCAGAAATTAGGCCAGTCTGCAACAGAAAGTGCAAGCAAGTTAACCGAATATGAAAAGCAGATTGCCGAAAGAGACTTGAAAATCAAGGGCTACGAGGCCAACTCGGTAAAAAATAGGGTTGCTCTTGAAGTTGGATTGCCATTTGAAATGGCATCCAGATTAAAAGGTGAAACTGAGGAAGAAATCAGAAAAGATGCTGAATTGCTTTTCAAGGCAATTGGATCAAGTAAACCGGTAGCACCTTTAGCAAACCCAGAAACAATTCTGGATGAAAAAACACAAGCATTTAAAAGTTTGCTTGCAAATTTAACAAAATAAAGGAGAAAAGAAAATATGGCAGATGTATTAAGTAAAGGGACGTTATTCCCAGAAGTATTAATTCCAGACATGATTAACCTTGTAAGAGGTAAAAGTGCTTTGGCAAATTTAACAGATGCAACACCAGTTGCATTTAATGGCAACACTGAATTTACATTTACTTTAGATAAAGAAGTAGATATCGTTGCAGAAAATGGTGCAAAAACAAAAGGTGGAGCAACTGTAACACCAGTTAAAATCGTACCTATCAAAGTTGAATATGGTGCAAGAATTAGCGATGAGTTTATTTATGCTTCAGAGGAAGTTAAATTAAACTATTTAAAAACTTTTGCAGAAGGTTTTGCTAAAAAGATGGCCCGTGGTTTAGATATCATGGCAATTAACGGATATAATCCAAGAACTGCAACAGCGAGTTCGGTTATCGGCACAAACAACTTTTCATCAGCAATTACTAATGTAGTTACTGAAAGCGCTGGTGTAAATGCAGATACAAATATTGAGTCAGCAGTTGAATTAGTTCAAGCAAGTGATGCAGAAGTTAACGGCTTGGCATTGTCACAAAAAATTCGTGGTGATTTAGCTAAATTAACAAATACTGCTGGTGAAAAAGTTTATCCAGAGTTAGCATGGGGTGCTCAACCAAAAGAAATTAACGGTTTAAGAACTGAAGTAAATAGCACCGTTTCTTTTGGCACATCAAAAGTTAGAGCAATTTTAGGTGACTTTGACAACTGCTTCAAATGGGGATATGCAAAAGAAATTCCATTAGAAGTAATCGAATATGGTAACCCAGATAACGATAACACTTTGGGTGACTTAAAAGGACACAACCAAGTATATTTAAGAGCTGAAGCATATATTGGCTGGGGTATCTTAGACAAAAACGCTTTCTCAGTAATTAAAGCTGCTTAATGAAAAAGTACAAAAATATTGAAACTGGTGTAATTGTAGAAGTCGAATCAACATTAGGTGGTTGTTGGGAGTTAATCCAGCAACCATCTATTAAAAAGGAAACTGAGAAAGCAGTTGAAGAAACTAAAAAGCCAGCTACCAGAAAGAAAGGTTAGAGTTTATGAATTTTGCAACAATTGAAGATATTGAAAGTTTATGGCGTGTTATGTCAAATGAAGAAAGAGAAAGAGCTGAGGCACTGCTGCCTGTCATTTCCGATTCTTTGAGACAGGAAGCTAAAAACGTAGGAAAAGATTTAGATCAGATGATTACGGATGGTAAAATACTGCCTTCAGTAGTCAAATCAGTAGTTGTCGATGTTGTTGCAAGAACTCTGATGACATCTACAAATGCTGAACCAATGATACAAAGCAGTCAGTCAGCAATGGGATATTCATATTCTGGAACCTATCTTGTTCCAGGCGGTGGACTTTTTATTAAGAAGTCGGAGCTTGCAAGACTGGGGCTAAGAAAACAACGAATAGGAGTTATTGAAATGCTATGATCAAGGGAATTACAGTTAAACTGATTAATCTGGTTGATAGTGGGCAAAGTGACCCATTCGGAAATCCTATAATGCAAGAAACTTCCATTAACGTTGAAAATGTACTGATTCAGCCGGCTACAAGTGATGATATTACTGATTCAATTAATCTTTACGGAAGAAAAGCAGTCTATAATCTTGCGATTCCAAAAGGTGATGATCATATCTGGGAAAATCAGATTGTAGAGTTTTTCGGTGAAAGATTCAGGGTATTTGGCAAGCCTTTGATGGGCATTGAAACAAATATACCTTTAAAATGGAACATGAAAGTGCAGGTTGAAAGATATGACTAAAATTAAAGTTGTAAAAATTAAACCTAACAATGCTGGTTATCGTAGGCTTTTGAATGGCATTGAGCTTCAGAAATACTGCAATGACCTGGGTGAGCAGGTATCAAAGAAAGCCGGCACAGGTTATGTGGTGACTACCCAGATTGGTAAAAAAAGACTGCATACAAGAGTGGCAGCTGTTACGAAAGAAGCGGTCAGAGACAATTACGAAAATAACACATTACTGAAGGCGGTGAGCTGATGATAGAGCAGATCATACTTGAATATCTTAAAGAAAGACTGAATATGGATGATGTCTATACTGAAACACCACAGGAACCACCTTCAGTTTTTGTTAGAATTGAGAAAACCGGTGGTAATCGTAATGCTTATTTAAAAAAAGCAACTGTAGCGATACAGTCGTATGGAACAAGTTTATTTGATGCAGCACAATTAAATGAAAACGTAATTGGGGCAATGCTTAATATTGATGAACTTGACTCTATCAGCAAATGTGAACTTAACTCAGATTATAATTTTACAGATACACAGCAAAAGAAGTACCGCTATCAGGCGGTTTTTAATTTAACTTACTACTAAGGAAAGGAGTAAACTTATGGCAACAACTGCGGCAAATGTTACTGCTGCTAAACCTAAAATAGGTGGTGCTATCTATCGTGGCGCTACTACCTTAACTTTGCCAACTGATGCAACAACTACACTGCCAACCGGCTTTGTTTGTCTGGGCTATGTCGGTGAAGAAGGTTTGACAAATGCAATTGAAAATGAAACAGACGATATTAAAGCGTGGGGTGGGGACGTTGTTTTAGCCTTGCAAAAAGGTAAAAAAGTCACCACAAAGTTTAAACTTGTTGAAGCAATGAATACAGATGTATTAAAAGCGGTGTTTGGCTCAACAAACGTTACTGGAACATTATCAACTGGAATTACAACCAAGATTGCTGGAATCAATGATGAAGCTGCTGCTTGGGTAGTTGATATGATTTTAAAAGACGGAGCATTAAAGCGAATTTGTATTCCAAGCGCTTCAATTACTGAAATGGCTGAAATTGTCTACAGTGACAGTGAAGAAGTTGGCTATGATGTTACTATTCTGCAGACACCAGATACAAATGGGTTTGCTCAATATGAATACATTAAAAAGTCGGCAACATAGTTAAGAAAGGGGCTATTAAATGATAAAAGGAAAAACAAAAAGTGGTTTTGAGTTTGAAATAAACGAAGAATCACTGAACGATATGAGGGTTGTTGATGTCCTGGCTGATATGCAGTCAGGTGATGACAGTCTGGTAATGGTGGCAGTTACTGAACTGCTTAATCTGGTATTAGGCAGAAAACAGAAACAACTGCTATATAAACATCTTGAGGTTGAAAATGGAAGAGTTCCAATTGAAAAAGTAAGTGATGAACTTGTTGATATTTTCAACAACCTTAAAGAAGGAAAAAATTAATAGCCCTAGCCACAATGATAGCTACCGATGAAGAAGCATTGATTTGTGATTTGGCGGAAACCTATCATATATTTAACTACAGAGAGTTGCCAGTTAGATTATTGGCAACTCTTTCAGTTGGGCTGAGGGCAGATTCAAGAATTAAATTGAAAATAAGTGAGCAGCCTTGCTCGTTAGAAATATGGCTTTTAGCTTCAATAGCTGACAGATTAACTTTAATTGGCAGTGCTGGAAGTAAGGTAAAGCCGAAACTGATAACAGATATGCTTTTACAGAAAGAAAGTGAACAGCTGCAGGTATTTGTAAGCGGTGAAGATTTTGTAAAGGCAAGAGAAAAAATGCTGAAAGGAAGTGATTAACTATGGCAGCAGCAACGGAACTGGCAACCGCCTACGTTCAGATAATACCTTCGATGAAAGGTTCGACTGGAAAAATAAAAACCGAAATTACTGGTGACATGGAAGATGCCGGCGAAAAAGGTGGTAAAACATTTGGACAAAAATTTGCTGCCTTTGCTAAAAGAATCATATCTGCTGCAGCAATAGGTAAAGTAATTGTACAATCAATTGCTGAAGGTGCTAAAGTCGAGCAGTCTTTCGGCGGTTTGGAAACCATGTTTAAAGAAAGCTATTCATTAATTGCTGGCTATGCTCAGGATGCCTGGAAAACTGCCGGAATCAGTGCCAATGAATATGCAGAACAGGCTACTTTATTCAGTGCTTCACTTTTGCAAAGTGTAGGCGGTGATACTCAAAAGGCTGCTGAACTGGCAAATATGGCATTGATGGATATGGGTGACAATATCAATAAATTCGGCGGTGATTTATCGATGGTACAAAGCGCTTATCAAGGTTTAGCACGTGGCTCTTATGTAATGCTTGATAACCTTAAATTAGGTTATAAAGGCACTGCTCACGAAATGATGAGGCTTATCAACGATAGCGGAGTGTTGGGTTACACTCTGACTGATGTTTCTCAACTGGCTGATGTTGGCTTTGGAACGATGGTTGAGGCAATTCATAAGGTCCAGGAGAATTTAAACATTACTGGCACTACTGCTAAAGAAGCTTCTTCGACTATCAGTGGTTCATTAAAGCAAATGAAAGGCGCTTTTACTAACGTCATGGCGGCTATGTCTATGGTTGGTAAAGAGGGCATGGGTATATTAAACCTGGATGAAGCCTTGCAGGACTTGATGGTTGGTGTAAATGATTTTGCTTCAAACATAATTCCGGCTATTACAACAGTGTTCCAAACCCTACCAGTAGCATTGGCAACAATGATTTCCAATATGGCGCCAATATTGATCGAGCAGGTACCAGTATTGGTGAAAGGATTTGCAGATGGCCTGATTATAGGAGTTCCAACCTTGATAAAAGCAGCAATAACATTGATTCAGGGTTTATCAGGTGGAATAAGAGAATCGATACCTGCATTTATAAATGAAGCAATGCCTCTTTTGTTAAACTTCAGTCAGGAACTGCTGAACAACATGAGTTTACTGGTTGAGGCTGGAATTGAACTTGTTATTGGCTTGGTACAGGGCTTGATGGATGGTTTACCTACCTTAATCGAATTTGTACCACAGATTATCAGCAATATAGCAAATATTATTAATCAGAACATGCCTAAGATACTGGAAGCCGGAATTAGAATCCTGCTTGAATTGATCAAAGGTTTAATAAAAGCAATACCTTCATTGATCGCAAATGCGGGCAACATTGTAAAAGCAATATGGGATGTTTTTCTTGCTTTTAAATGGGTCGATTTAGGCAAGAACATAATCAATGGTATTAAAAAAGGAATTGAAGGATTTAAAGACAGATTAATTGAATCGTTTAAAAATATTGCTAAAAATGCCTTTAATGCTGTTAAAAATTTCTTTGGTATAAAATCACCATCAAAGCTGATGGAAAAGGAAATAGGCAGATTCATACCTGAAGGTATAGCGGTTGGTATTACAGCCAATACAAAAAGTGTAACCAGAGCAATGGATGATATTTCAAACATGACTTTGGGAAGTGCTGAAAATATGATAGGAAGAAACAGAATATCATCTGATTTTGGAAGCAATAATATGTCAACAAATAATTATGGTGGTTTCAACTTCAATATTTATGCAAGAGATAATCAGAGTGCTAAAGAAATAGCTGAAGAAGTACAATCATTGATAATGAACGAAATAAATGCTGGAAGGAAGGTGTTTGCATAATGAGAATATTTACAATAAACAATACACCTTCTTCTGATTTTGATATTTATCTGGCTGACAGCAATCTGTTTGACAGTGCAGAACCAGATATTGATGTAATTGATATTCCGGGCAGAAGTGGATTTGTTCATATCAACAACAACAGATTCAAGCCATTTAGAGCAAGATTGAAATGTTATTGCATTGAAGATATGCAAACCAATATTGACGATTTTAAAAACTACTTAATGAGTTTAAAGGGCATAGTTGCTTTAAGAGATTCACAACATCCAAATGTATTTAGAAAAACCATAAATACAAATGGTTTTAAATTAGATGACTCAGATAAAAAAAGAGCTACATTTACCTTAGAGTGTGATTGCTATCCGCAAAGCTTTTTAGAAAGTGGAAATAACGAAGTAGCGATTACAAGTGGTGATATATTAACTAATCCCACTTTTTTTGACAGCAAGCCATTAATTGTTGTCAAAGGTAACGGAACTTTAAATATCGGTGATTATGAACTGACGGTCAACACATCTCAAACCTCATTGACAATAGACTGCGAAAGCATGAATTGCTACAGCAACAATGTGAATTGCAACAATGACGTCACATTGACTGATTTTCCGGTTTTAAAAACTGGTGAAAATGAAATCACATTCACCGGCTTTACTGAAGTTAAGATGACACCGAGGTGGTGGAGAGTATGATACCAGTATTATTTGAAAGCAATGCTACAAGCTTTAATACAAATGGCATTGGAAGGCTGATAGACTGTCTAAGCTGTGAAATTGCTGAAGAACGAAATGGCGAATATTCACTTGAATTGGTCTATCCGACTTCCGGACAGTTTTATAACGAAATAAAAACATCAAGAATCATACTTGCCAAGCCAAACTATCAAGATAGTTATCAGGCTTTCAGAATCTATAAAATCAGCAAGCCGATTAACCAGCTTGTAACGGTATATGCGAATCATCTGAGCTATGATCTAAATTATATACCGGTAAGCATATTCAATGCGGTTGGCATCAATGCTGCTTTAAACGGATTAAAAACCAACAGTCTGGAAAATAACCCATTTAACTTTATTACTGATATAAACAACACTGATACTTTATTTCAAGTTAATGTTCCAAAATCAGTTAGAGCGTGTTTAGGTGGAACTGAAGGCTCAATTTTACAAACCTTCAGTGGTAGTGCTGGTATTGAGTATAAATGGGATAATTACGATATTTATGTGACTTTACATCGTGGTTCTGATAACGGTGTTCAGCTTCGTTATGGCAAAAATATTACTGATTTGAACTACACTGAAAACATTGAAGAAACAATAACCGGAGTACTTCCTGTCTGGACTAATCCAGAAGGCACTTCAACCTTAACCGGTGATATCCAGTATTCACCATATAAGAACAATTATCCATTTAATCGAACTGTAGTATTGGACTGTTCAGAGCATTTTGAAAGCACTCCAACTTTACAAGAGCTTAATGCCTATGGCTTTGAATATGTAAGTTTACAGGGATTACCGAAAGAAAATATAAAGATATCTTTTGTTGATTTATCCAAAACTGATGAATACAGGTTTTCTGTAGGAGTCGAAACGATTAATCTGTGTGATGAGATAACGGTTATATATCAGCCACTTGGCATAAGTTTTAAAGCCAAGATTATCAAGACAGTCTATGATGTTCTGACTGAAAAATATATATCACTGACAATTGGTGATGCTAAAAGCTCATTGGCACAGACATTGATCACTACAATTGAGCAGGTGAACAACACTTCAGATAAACTGGCTTCAGTAAATATCAAGGTTAATCAACAGGAAGGCAGCTTAGGTGTACTGGCACAACAGGTTGATAGCAATAACAATAAACTGATTCATCTGCAGGTTGATTCATCAAAGGAAGAAGTCAGAGTTACTAACCAGGCAAGTGAACAGCCTACCTCCTACACTTCGTTCAAAGGTGATGGCATGAGAATATTTGTAGGAAATGCAAATGTAGCTGAAGCAACAGCTGATAGGTTTAATTGTAATAAAGGCTTGGGTGTCCAGGACTGGGCAATTGAGCAGACTGATGATAAAAAAGGACTTATGTTCTTCAGAAAAGGCGGTGACTAAAAATGAGCATTAAAACAAACAGTGTTACTGCATATGGTATAACTACCTACTTTGAACTGATATGGACTTCAACTCAGAATGTAAACGATAATTCGAGTTTGCTTAATTTGCAATTGATTACAAGACAGGACCCAGCTGGAAGCGGTTATCAAAGAACTATTTTAGCTAATGGCTCAAAAGTTGTTGTAAATGGTGTTGCCTACAATATTTCTGAACAGAAAGTTTGGGATGGTAAGGCAATCTGGAATATAGAGAATATATCAATTTCTCATAACCCAGATGGAACAAAAAGCATTAATGCAAGTGTTCAGGTGAATGTTGGTGGTGACTATGTCAGCGGCAGTGGAACAATAGTTCTTCCTACTATTCAGAGAACAACTCAGGTAAGTGTAAGCCCTAAAGTATTAAGTAGCGGTAATGCCAATATTTCAGTTACTAAATATGTAGATACTTACACTACAACAATTAAATATACCGTTCGAGGCACTGAATATATACTAGCAACCAAAAGCAGTGCCACATCATTTACATTAAGTTATGCTGCCTTGAAAAATATCATAGGTGGATATACGACAGCTGAAGTACTGGTAAAAGCTATTACATACAACGGTGATGTTGAATTAGGTACTTCTACAGCAAGTTTCTTTATTCAAACTGGAAAAGTACCTATGACTCTGTATGATGATATGTTAGGAAATGTAGGTGCCACCTTTGGTGAAAAAGCCACTGGAAAGGATGTTCATTTCAAATTGCCAGTGCATTTTTATAATGAAGTATATGGATTACCTTCAGCTACATATAAGCCTGGTGATACTTTAAGGCTTGATTTCTATGGCATTTATGTTGGTGTGTTGACGTCAGGACAAAGAGAGATAGGTTTTACTTTATTTCTTGACAAGCCTATTGATGACAGTGTGACTGGAATAAGTATTGAATCTATCAAATGTAATTTATCGGCTTACGGAAATG